AACCATTATGCAGGGCCAATTTCAACCTCCGAAAGAGGGCAATGCACCTTGGCGCAATTCTGTAAATATCTTTTAACTCCCAAAGAAATTTTTTTCTTTTGTTCCTCAGTAAGTTTTATCCCTTTTCTCAAGTTAGATATTTTTTGTCGATGGGATTCTGACATAGGTTGTCGATGTTTTTTACCTATCATGGCCTTGGATATTGCTTTTCTATGCCCCTCCGTCATAGGGTTAACACGATGACCAACGCTATTTTTATTACCTAACATTCCTAATGATTTTTTACGTCTTGTTTCTTCGCTATCTTTAAACTCTTTCCTTCCCCCATCTCCTCCGATAGAACGATTATACCCAATAGTTTCATTGGTAGAATTTAACTTAGCAATCCATTGAATTTCAACTTTGTCCAACATATAGTCAGGAATTTCTTCTAAAATTTCCCAAGAAAAATTAGTAAAACCATACTTGGCAAGGGATAGTTGAAATACTCCCACCGGACGACTACCAAATGCTTGGTGCTTCTTGATACGCTGGCAAAGGGGCAGAGTAGTTTTTCCCACATAAATTTTACCGTTAATATTGTTGACAGCTTTATATATGAGTCCCACTACCCCGCCCCCACATAATCAAACTATTTATTATAGGTAAATGAATCCCCAGCAACGGTGATAATTCCGATCTTGTTCAAGAGGGCAAGGCCGCACTTACCTACAGCAACAGCCTCTTTCACGTTGTCCTTTCCGCCCAAATCGGCGTAAATCTTGTTAGACAAAGCGACCAAATCCCCCGTTTTTCCGGATTTCATTTGGATCACAGCATCTCCCAAAGTGGTCCACCGATTGTAACTCTTCGGTGCCGGGGGGGTGGGCGCTTTCTTCTCTTTCGGCGGCTTATCCACTTTGGGAGCAGCCGGGGCGGGATTTGACGCCGGGGCCGCAACAGCTGGTCTACGAGCCATTGTAGGGGCCGGGGCCGGAGGAGTAACTGCCTTTTCCGGTTCCGTTTCAGAAGAGGGCTGAGTTTCCTCTTCCTTGTCCAATCCTAAAGTGGTAACGATCTCATTGTACATATTCACCACGTTCGCGCTAGACGTGCCCCCATCAGAATCCACTTTCTCCACTGCATCCAGATAAGCGGGGATCAACATTTCTTTGGAAACTTTGTCGGCATTCTTAATACCGACCTCTGTGGCACAAGTAATCAATTTGGAATGAGAAACCTTCTTGACCAACTTCGGATCATACTTTGCCATAGCACCTTGTCCTCCCATTAGATTGTTGAGGCTGGGTTTATCGTCCTTTCTGCGTCCATAGATAGGGACAGCTACCACCTTGAAAAGCAAAAAACCACCTCCATTCCGGTTGGAATTTTTCCCCTATCGTAATATACTACAGAATAACTATCGAAACCAGTTTCATTATTTTAGTCAATTCGGCCTTTGTTTTTCAAATGCCGTACAAATACATCGTCAAATGAGTAATCCGCACACAAGTGTCCGGGGTATAGTTTTGAAGCTCCCCATTTATCGACCAACGAAGACACGAATAATTCTACCCATTTGGTTAGATCGGTTACCATGTTTACACGGGAATGGACTTTTTTGATAAACCTTTGTAGTTTTTCAGCTCCCTCCACAAACTTATTCTCTTCCAATTGATTGAAACTTTTCTCCTCTCCCAACAATATCTTATCAACATAGACCGATTTCAAAAGTTTCGTCATGTTCGGATTCTTGTCCTCTTTTGGTTTCGCGTTAGATGTAACGTGCTTTGGTTCCTCTTCAAGACATTTTATAAAATAACTTGGAACTCCGTTCGCGTAGGGATTGTAAAAGAAAGAAGCCAATCCTACCTTATTAATTGTATCCTTTCTAGTCGGCAAATAAGACGGGTTTACAGCCATCAATTTGAACCTATCTATTGCGGAGATTATTTCTCCCTTAGTATAAACCCGCGCATACTTTGATAAACCTACCGAATTAAAATAATTTCCCCGTATAACGTCTTGTATCGTTTTAACGATAGATTCAAAAGTTTTTGTTGGTTCAGAACCATCATTAAAAGGAGTTCTATGGTGAGGCAGACCGGGAGAATTGTTCCAGTATGTTATTATGTCGACCACATCTTTACGGTATCGGTGGCGAGAGGAGCTTTCAAATTCTATCGGATTTTTATTGACCCTTAATTTGAGAGAAGCTCCAATATTAAACCCGTTTCCAACGGTGGTTTTGTTGGAAACGGAAGAGTTGATGAGAGAAAAAGAACGAAGTTCTTTTTGGATCTTCGACTCCTTGTTATTACTTAATCCGTTCTCTATATATATAGGTTGACCGCATTCAGCGGCCAACATTGACCGCTGATTCCGGTCATTGGGTATTGGCCGCTGATCCCGGTCAATGTCCTCAATTATTCCTTCAATTTTCTCTCTGTTTATGATGTAATGATTTCTATAAGGTATGCCTCTACGTTCAAATCCGATTATTTCCAAGTCCTGTAGTTTTTTAATACAAGAAGTTTGCTTTTCTTGACTAAATCCTATTCTGTCCTTTATCAAATCTTGGTTCATATAAAAGGAACCTCCCTCTGATATCTTGTTCATTTCTAATAACCGGGATTCCCAAGCTATTAGTTCCCCCAACATTATCGCGGCGGATGGTCCTATGTATCCAATTAATTTTCTGTTACATACAAGATAGTCGCCGTAAGACAGATACCAATCAACTTTGCTTTTCATTTTGCTTCTCCTCCTCTTTTTTTATTAGCATTTCTATATATTCACTATGTTTATTTTTTAATTCGGATTGATTGAGTTTGAAGAAGAATTTCTCCCCATCATCGTTCATAATTATAGATACAAGTTTCATATCTAGTAATTGATTTAACAATTCTAGATTTCTTTCTCTGGTAATGAATAGAGAATTTTCTATATTAGTCATAAATTTGCTGGGCAATTCGCTAACATCATTTTTGTAATACGGTTTGAAATCCTCCCACTGTGTTTCCTCATCTATAAGTATGCTGAGATATGCCCCTACTTCTATTCCATAGAAATAGATTAGATTTTTGTAAATAGTTAGCAATCCGTTACGACCAATAAATTCATTAACTTTGATTTTGGCTTTAATTTTATCCGTCATCTTTCTTTTTTCCTATTAAGTATAGTTTTTTTTCTTTTTTCAATAGTTTCTATGCTGGGCTTTTTTCCTTTTAGAGATTGCGATATTTTGTTCTTATGTTCTTGACTGAATTTTCTACCTTTTTGCACAGTAGATAATTTTAAACAGTGTTCTAAACTTCTGATTTTCCCTTTTAATCCAGAAATTCTTTTTTCTCTTACCAAAGGATCGGCCCAATTACGTTTAGTATGATCTGACATCTTTGACCGAAGTTCTTGAGTCGTAACGAGAGGTTTTCTGGTCTTTTCTGAATATGTTTTACGCATGGCATCTACCATTTTGCGTTTAATATCTGGATCATCCCATTGTTTTTTAGCATATTCTACTCTGGTTTCTAATAGTTTCGGATCATTATTTGATTTTGCCATCTTTTTCCTAAACTCCGCATTTCCCCAAAGTCGTTTCATATTTTTGGAAGTTTGGTTTTTCGTTTCTAGACTATGCTTTACCCCTAAAGGAGATTTAGATTTAGGACAAATATTGTACCCAAACCCATCATTGTGCGATTGGTAGTAATCCATCCAATATTGCTCCCTTTCTAGTAATTTATCTGTATTTTTAACTACCTCTATCACCATAAATATAAAAGAATGTTCGCCATATTTATTAAACGACGATTGTAAATGCCTAGAGTGGTGTTGGTTTTGTTTGAGGAGAGTTAAATGGATCGACCATCGTTGTTTATAATTAATAGCAGAACCTATATATTTCTTTTTCGTTTGTCGATTGACTATTTTATAAATTACAGGCACCATTTTATAGTTAATCCTTTTCTTTGGTAGATTTGCCGCTCCAAAATATCATTTCTGTATCTAAAACGGGCATTCCTAATTCCAATTGTTGGAGAGCCATAATTTGCCTTCTTTTGTTAAATTTTTTCCAACGATGTTCAATTATTCCCATTCTCCAAATTCCTTTATCTTTTTCGTCAGGAGTTTGGTCTAACGTCATCATTATATCTAGATGTGCCAAAATGTAAGCGTTGCCTCCTACATCTGTTTCATCTTGCATATCTTTGCTTAGAGCTGCCCTACCTATTCCTAATGATTGGGTTCCAGTTACGACTAAAGCGGATCTAGTTTGGGCCATTCTCTTATGGGCCTTGAATATATCGTCTATATTGTGTCTAGGATCGTTATAGTGATGCTCTGGGGCCATAATAGAGGCATAATCGGTAATTATTACGTCAGGAATAAATCCTTCACTCATTTCCAATTCATCTAATTGTTCTTCCACGTCTTTAATTGTAGCGGCAAAGGCGGGGAAACTTATCATTCTTAATAGATTTTTTCCAAACATTTTCTGAAATTTTTTAATTTCTTTCCTGGTATTTGGTAGGGTTAGTTTTGGACGTTGCGATACGAAAAACCAGGTTGCCGCTAGAAAATCTCCATTTACGGACAGTTTTCTACAATAGGTGCAGGGTTTATATTTACCTGGCCTTTCCGGATCGAATTTTATTGGAAAAGACTCCCTATTTGTTCTACCTGGTAAATTGCACGAATTATCTTGATTGTTTAAGCAATCGAAACAGGGAAATACATATTCATGATCTTTGTCTTCATCTCCCATAGCCCCCATTTGTTTATACATTCTCGGGGCTAGGTGCCTATCTTTCATTTCCAGAGAAATGTAGGCGACTCTCTTTTTGGAAAACATTGCATCAAATGCTATATCCTGTAGTTGCCATGTTTTGCCCCTCTTCATGGGACCCATTACTACAAATAACCAACCTCTCTGTAAGTCTCCAATGAGGTCTCCCATATGTCCCTTCAATCGGAATAGGGGAACCTCTGCTTCATCGAAAACACTATTCAAAAATCGGGGATCATCTAAGGGCTTTGTCCATTTATAAGTAACATTTTGTATCATTTTCTTTTTACTCTCGTAAAATTGTTCTGCTTCCTTCGTTTTGCCTATATCTAACAGTGAATTGATTCCTTCTGCTATTTTTCTCAAATGTTGGGTTTTTAGATACTCCCGCCCCTTGTCAATAATAAAATCATCGTTTATCCCATCTGGACCATCTTCTGACAAATATTCCTCTGAAAGTTTGGCCAAAAATAGTTCTATTTCATCGTCTAGACCTTGCTTTAATTTTTTCTTCTCGCTTTCAAATAAATCTTTAATATGCCTTTTTGGAGCTATCTTATATCTGCTGTGGTAATCCAAAATCCAACGTACTATCTGCTTGCTCGCCTCTAATTCAAATATATCCGGCTGTATATATGGTAGTAAATTAGATAATACTTTGTCAGAGATGATGAGTCCAGTAAGAATCCTCTTTTCTACATCTCTGTCGGATTTGTGTATTCTTCTCAGCATCGTTGGCTCCCATTGCTATACTATCTCCAGGTCTTTCATTATTTTTTGTCCTTGTTCAACCATCAATTCCCCAGGGTCTTTCACATCGTTTAGATAGAGCACTTCACTATCACAAAACCAAATTTGTTTGGATAATTTTACTGCGGATTTTTGAGCTGTTTCTTCGGAGTCGAACAATATGAATATCTTATTGGGATTTAATCCCCGAAGTAAGGCTACCTGTTTTTGGGTCCATTGAGTCCCAAAAGTCGCTACAGAACCAGGACCCAATTTCCACTGGTCTATGATCCCCTCCACGACTACTATATTTCTACCTGGAGGGGCTTCATCGAATCCATATAGAGTTTCTTTCACCGGCAAGACGCTTTTCTCTTCTTCAAGGTTGAGATATGGAACGGTTGACCTACTTGATAAGTCTCTACCTACCCAGGATACCAATTTTCCCCTTAAAGTTACTGGAAATATGAGTCGATGCTTGAATTTTCCTACTATTCCTCCATAATACAATTCTTTGTTTCTACAAATCTTTTCAGGGTCAAATCCTCTATCGAACAGAAAGGTTTTCAAAATATTGGGCACGTTTGGCCAAACTGCTTTACTAAAAGTAGTGGGAATTTGGATTTTCGATTTGTGGGTGTATTCTGCGTCATCTCTAATTAATGATAATCTGGAAAGGTCTTGGTATTTCTCCATGATGTATAAGACTTCTGAAAAACTGCGAGAGTGTTCTATTTCTTTTACTAATTTGGTTACGCTTCCCTTTATCCCGCATCTCCAGCAGCTCAAATAGTTGGAAGTTAGATTGACTCCTAAGTGATCTGAAGTGTCATCGCAGAATAAACAGTTGAGTCCTATCCAACCACTTGTTACGTGTTTCCCTTCTGTAGAGAAAGGCACGCCCTTATCGTTTAGATAGGAAACCACATCGAAAAGACCTATCGTCAGATTGTTCAATTTATATTTTTTCCCAATCTTTGCAAATGAACCCGTAGTCTGTTTTTTCTTTTCCCTTTTGTAAACAAATACCAATCAGGTAGGTTTTCTCTACTTCGATATTCCAATGCTTACAACATATACAAGATGTTACGGCTGGCGGTAGAATGGAGGGTGTCGATTTTATTGGTTGTATTCCAAGTAATTTATCCAATTCTATATCAAAAGAATCAGTAATATCTTGTTGGATTAATTCCAGAATTTTCTCCCATGTTTCTATATTGTATTTAAGAGGGTGAATCTTCGTTTCGACAGTGTCGTCCGTATCTTTGGAATAATCTATACCCCATGCTTTATTAAATAATTGATTTAAAAATTTTTTCCATAATTCATCTTTTGGATTTGGATTCATTACATCCACCCCTCATCGAAATACAGTGAAATCCGTTGCCCAAAGTGTTCTACGAGATAACGATGGCTGGGGTCAAACAGGTCAACTAGAATTACATCTTCTTTGATTCCGGGCACAGTACGCAATCCTCTACCTAATGCTTGAATTGTCATTATCTCTGACTTACCTCCAGAAGCATTTATAATAGCCCCTAGAGTGGGAATATCTACTCCCTCTCTCCAAACAGCATCAGCTATTACTACGTCTATTTTACCAGAGTCCAAATCTTTCTTAATTTGGTTTCTGGTCACCCCCGCTATTTGTCCATGGACATATTCAATACGAAGGTGGGGAAAGGTTCTTTGGGCCATACTTAAAATGTTCTCTCCGTGCTGTATTTGGGTCACTATGATTAAAACCGTTCTGCCTTCTTGTACTAATTTATCAGCTTCTTGTAGTACCATTCTATGTCGTCTACTGTTGAACGTAACTCCATACTTGTAAACATCTGAATAATTTTTGGCTTCTCTAGCGGCCAGAGTGATAGGTAATTTTCTAAGAACAATTTTAATCTTGGCCAATCTTTCAACCTCTGATATCTTTTTGGTAGAAATAACAGGGCCGATATATCCTTCCAAGGACATTTTCGCTTCTTCGGTATATGGGAGGGTGGCTGTAAATCCAAGTCGGATAGGAGCAAGGATAGAGGAAAGGACGCGAGCATATGTTCCACCTTTACCATTGTCAAAAGGAGGAGCAAACTTCGATAAATGGTGGGCCTCATCGACTATGACTATTTTCGCGTCGTAGCCGATGAGGTCTTGGTGGGTTAAGTTGACTAGCGTTTGAATAGTGGCTACGGTGATTCTTTTAAAATCAATTTCCCCCGCCCCAACTATTCCAACTTCCCCTGGAAAAAACTCTTTTGCTTTGTTTAAGGTTTGATGCATCAAATCTTGCGTATTTACTATTATAAGGGCGTTCGACTCGGGAAATAAAGATATGAAAGAAAGAAATAAAACGGTCTTACCTGATCCCGTAGGATGGTGTATAACTCCACGAGTTTGTTCTAGTATTTTTTCTAGTGCTTCAATTTGATCATCTTTTAATTGAAGTCCCCCTGGAATTTTGATACGGGAAATATCTTCAATAGATAATCCGAAGTATTCTGATGGAAGGGCTTGTTCATGGTGATGTATTACTAATTGTCTTTTTGTTAGTTCGCAGTACCCAGCGATACGTGGAACGAATCCGGTTAGGAACATTCCTTTTTTGATTAAAACTCTATCCCAATCCTTTTGTATCTTTCTGAATTGTCCTTGACGCCAGTAGGTGGCTTTGAAACGCAGAAGTTTTGCCAATATTTCGGCATCTTCGGCAGTAGTTACCTTACTGAAAACTGGATTTACTTCATATATATGCAAAACCCCTACCTTCTGGGTCTTTTACCCAATATAACCATAACGGTTCCTACGGTTTTTCCATTAATATCTACTAGAGTTTTTCTAGCTGGTTTGTGTAATTCTTCCCCTTTCTCTTCCAATTCATTGACAAAATCTTGAACCTGCAAAAGGACGTGGTTTACTCCACTGCTGAGGTTTTCAAACGCGATGCCCCCCGTACTGAACATAAGTTTTATCATTCTATCTCCTTCTTTTTAGTGGTACCTTTCTTTTTATCAACTTAGGAACTTCTGAAGTGGATTGATTTTCTCCTGTGAGTATTCTTTCCACGAATTGGGCGTCCTCTGCTCTGCCTGCTAAATATAGTTTATCTACAATTGTTCTTGATTCTGATTTTGGTACTGACCCTAGTATCGCTGTACATCGGGAGCAAATATAGATACTGTCCTCAGAAGCCCCCTTTTCTGCCTTTCTACAAATGCTACAGGGCAACAGACGCTCCCGCCTTAGTGTACTTCTATACTATACTACAGAATTTTTTGTAAATCCAGAGTTTTTAAAGACCCCGCGCCGAGCATCGCTCTGCCCCGCTATGCGTTGCCTAGCCAAGCTTTGCCTGGCTAAGCCAAGCTACGCAAGGCGTAGCCTAGCATGGCCTTGCCGTGCACTCCCTATCTCTTTACCCCCGTTAATGGTTTGATCTGAGGATTCGTTATCCTTACATATTCGTTTTTGTCTACATCCTT